AATGTGTCCGAACAATGAATCGAGGATTGCCATCTGTAACTGAATCGGTAAACGATCAGTTGCAGCTGACAGGTCATAGCACCAAGCATGCCCATAGTACATTGCTTTCTTCTTAGCACGTAGAAAACCAATGTCCTGATTATGAGTGCTATCATTTGGTAACAAATGAAATAGCTCAAATAATCAGTCATGCAACGGTTTCAATACGGACTGAGTCCATACGTCCACCATAGCAAATACACGGATTTTCCCCGCTGCTTCTTCCTTCAACGCTAATTGTCCTAAAGGAACTGCAGAAGCGGGATCTCTCCCGAATTTTGCCATTCCAATAGGAAGTACGGCCTTTAGACCCATTTTGATTAAATTAAATCAATCAAAATAAAGGGAAAATTGGTCGAAATTAGCGAATTGAAAGAATTCACGACGGTTCTTTCACATCTCCGCATCAATGAGGAATCCTTTTCAGGAGACCCCACTGGACGGAGACGCTTTTTGGATACGTTCCAATCCTAGACTAGTCTTGGGATTAAAGTCTTGCACAAACAGAGACACTAGCTGTTTTGAATTATCAAATAGCCAAGTGCTCATCTGTGTAAGAAAATCTTTATTCCCTCCATATGGTGCAGTGATGGTTTCTAACTTAAGTTGACCAGGAATAGATATTATTCTATAAATGGAAAACATCGTTAGTCACCATCGAACTACACTTGGAGTAAGCTTCTTAAGTTCAGCCCTCTCTCGGAGAGGAATGAATGAAGGAAGCCCACAAGAAGAAAGTCGCGGTAGAGGTAAATTGGGTTCAATCTCTCTCAGTGATGAGAGGGGCGAACCACCAATAAACCTCTGAAGGGCAACTGTTAAAGCTTTAAGGTACTTAACCACAAATACAGGACCATGATGCTTCGTTAAACGAAGCAACATGTCCCCAAATTTGGTTAGGATCTGAAGCCGAGACGGGACTTTAGTACCAGGAAATAGGATTCGGGTGAAAACCCTTCCATATCTCCGAAGTACTACCTTAAACTCTTGCGAGTTAAGGAGCGATACCATATATGTCTTCTCCTGAGTAGCATGTAGCAAGGATTTTAGATCTTTGTTACTGTTATTCATAGAAGTATATATTGTGTTGTTCCTCTTGCGAGGGATGAGGTATAGTCGCCCAACTGTGACTCCAAATTTGCTGACACAAAAGTGTTAGTAATTTGGGCTAGTCGTCCAACCCCTTTGAGAAGGCCCACGAAAGTGGATCTCAAAGACCGACGAAAGGGTTTCGATCGA